CGTTCCTTCTTCAGCCTTATCATCCTGCTCCCCAAACTTATGGATGCGGACAATGTCAAACGCATTCAGCAGCTTCCCACAAGCCGGATCAGTGGCATGGTGGGAATACGCAAACTTCCCTTCATAAATCACCACACCTGCCTGTGAATCTGCCGGAATATAATCAAATCGCTCCGGCATCATGCTTTCCTGATATACATCCGGCAGAAATATACGGATTGCCTCTTCTATCGAATAAGTCCGGCAGAATGCACCTACGATTCCTTCCTTCGACAACGGATCAGCCTGTTTCTTCATCTCCCTGCTGACAACTGCTTTTTGTCTGCTGCTGACAGGCCATGAAGAAGAATCCCTCCAATCTGCATATCTTTCCAATACAGAATCCGGATTCAAAAATGTTCCCGGAATATCACGGAAAAAGAATTCTCCATCTGCAGAGGTGGAAGGCCAATACATGAGGCGGCTTGGTTCGTAGGTTGTATCATCAAACAACTCCATACCAATATCCTCTGCCACTTTTCTTGCCACTGCTGCATATTCATCCGGCGATACCGTTCTTGACAATGGGATGATTAAGCGAAGCCTTGGTTTCTCCGGTGTGTGTTTATGGGTAGAGTAGATTAGGCATCTAAAATCAAAAAACAGCTCTATCTGCTCTGCAATATCCTCTGTGGCATAGTCCATATCCAATGTCAGACCAGAACGGAATAATACATTTGCTTTCTTTCTTCTACCGCCCTTCAGCTTTCCAAGCACAAAACCACCCACATCCTTGATGGAATCCTGCTTTGCCTTGCTCAGTTTCCGATACTGTTCCATCGTTTCACTGGTACGGACAGTATGAGAGAGACGCTCCAAAAACACACTAAACTCCATCTCCTGTCCATTCCACTTCTTTTCCATTCGGGAATTTCCTGTTGAAATATACAGTTTCATCCTGCAATCCCTCCTAATCCTTTTTATAAAATTGGCACTCGTAGCCATCAGCACGAAGCGGAAGCCCGTGTACCCAGGAAGGCTGCTCTGCCATAATCCTGCATACCTCTTCCACGGATGATTCTCCTTCCGGCACTTCCAGCACCGCTTCATCATGTACATGAAATACAATGGAGAATCCCGCTTTCTTCAATCTCATCATGGCTTCTGCCAGAATATCCCGGCTAGTACCCTGTACGATATTCTCCACCAGCTTTGGCCCGTAAGTATCCATCCTTTCCCATTTCTTGTTTTCTCCCACACCTTCATAAGTCAATCCATCCCTGCCATATTTGTTGACACCCATTCTCGGTTTCACATAGGCAAGTTTCCTTCCGGACGGGAGCATGGCAAACAAAATACCGGAAGCATACTGAAAACGAATCAGTCCGACCTGTGTTTCTTTCCTTTCACGGACTGCCCTCACGGCTGCTTCATCTACATCCCACCAAAACTGTGTAATATGCGGATTTGCATTTCTCCATGTAGATACCAGTCCCGGCAGTTCCTCTTCACTAAGTCCCATTGCCAAGGCTCCCATTGAAGTCAATGCCCCTACTGCTCCTCCGTATCCGAGAGCCAGTTCCGCAATCTTTCCCTTTTGTCGCAGTGGAGATCCTTTTGTAATTTCCTCTATCGGAACACCAAACATGGCCGATGCCGAAGCCTCATATATTTTTCCGTGTGTAGCAAATACATCCAGTCTCCACTGTTCCCCGGATAACCATGCCAGCACCCTCGCTTCAATAGCTGAAAAGTCCGCAACAATAAACCTGCATCCCTCTTTTGGAATAAATGCAGTACGGATTAATTCAGACAGTACATTTGGTGTGGATTCGTAGAATAATTCCAATTCCTCGAACTGCCCTCTTCTGACAAGACTACGTGCTAGTTCCAAGTCACTGATATGATTCTGAGGAAGATTCTGTACCTGCACCAGTCTTCCTGCCCACCGGCCGGTACGATTTGCCCCATAAAACTGCAGCAGTCCATGTACCCTTCCGTCCGAACACACTGACCGTTCAATCGCTTCATACTTCTTTACTGATGTTTTCGCCATGAGAAGCCGGAGTTTTAAAGCCTCCAGCACTTCCCCATCCGCATCCTCAATCAACTCCGCAACTGCTCCTTTGGATAGGCTGTCGATTTCCACTCCACGTTCTGAAAGCCATCCTTTCAACTGCGATACAGAATTTGGATTTTCAAGTCCCGTTACCTCATAGGCACGGTTCGTCACAATGTCTTTATGTAACAGGTCACAGGTAATCGACTGTTCTACCAATTCCCTGTCAACTAAAACTCCCCTGTCATTAATTTCCTGATCCAAACGGTAAAATGCCATCTCAGATTCCGGTATCGGAAACTTATGCAGTTTCTGCCGGATACCTTTTTCCACATCCACGTCACGGATGCAGTACGTCTTGAACTGTTCCCATTTTTCCGGTGCATGGCATGGAAGGTTCCTGCTCCTGCCACCATTTGTTTTGGTCGGTTTGCAAGGCACACAAAAATAGCGGATTAAGTCCTTACCTTCCTTCAGCTTTTGCTCAGAAAGCCCCAGAACCGCCCCAACACCCTCCAAAGAAAGCGGAAGGGCAAGCATAGCCGACTGTACTGCAGTACAAACCCACGATTCGGGAGATAAACGGACTCCCATATATTTTGAAAGACAGGTACGCTCAAAATTAGCATTGAACGCTGTCTTAATAATTCCCACATCAGACAGGGCATTTTTTATTTCTTCCGTCAGCTGTTCGCCCTGTGCCAAATCAATAATCTTTGTTTCTTCATCATCAAAGCTGTATGCAAACAGCAGGATTTCAAATGCAGGACTGTCTGCATAGGCATATACCCCGCATTTGATTAAGTCCACATCGGAAAAGGTCTCTATGTCAATTGCCAGTGTTTTATATCCTACTTCGCCCATGCGTAACTCCTTCCCGATTTAATCTTGCTGACGGTCTTTCTGGAAATCCCCATGCTGTCAGCAATATCATACACATGTTCCTTTCTTCCAAGCCTTTCCTTAACTTCCCTTACCTGACTCTGGTTCAAAGGAAGAATCTCTTCCGGCAGTCTTCTCCCCTGAATATACCGGGACAGCCTTTTGTATCTCCCCATATTACTGATCTTGTATTTCCCTTCCAGTCCGGGAATATCTGTCCATGTCTCTTTCATCAAAACAACTCCTCTATGTACGGGCGGCATACACCGCCCTTATCATTAGCCGAGGAAATCTTCATCCTCTACTGCTTCAAAATCATCCTCTGCATTGGTACGGCTGCTGAGTGCCTCTCCGTCTTTCAACTTCTGGATGTTACCAAGTCCTGCTGCCACACCACGGTTGCCATTGCTGTTGTAGCCATAGAAGTTTACACTGATTCTTCCGTAACAGCCGGAATACACTTCTGTCTGATCCAGGATTGGCTGTACCTGCTTATCAACCACCTGTGGTGCCTGTCTGCTGTTGGCATTAAAGAAATAACAGCCTTTATATGCCTCATCCTCCGGTCGGTCAATGTCACCATCACGCAAAGGAAGCTTCAGATTCGGTGGAATCTTGCCACCCCACTTTGACAAAGATTCCTGCTTTGCAGCTTCCACCGCTGCCTGAATCTTCTTAATGGTTTCCTTATCTGACTTCGGGATAATGGCAGACACGCTGTACTTCGGCTCGCCGCCATTGATTGCTTCCGGCTCCCAACAATGCAGATAAGAAAATCTGCACGGTACGATTACTTTGGTCGGTGTTTCATTCTTGCTCATTTATTCATCCTCCTTAAAATCCGCCTCAGCGGTTTCTGTTTGAATTGGTGGTCTCTTATCGGATTCCGGCACCAAGGTGATTTTGCCCTGCGGCTTATACACCAGACTACCCAGTATCTTCTGAAAATCTTTTTTGCCCATCAGCTTCTCCATTTCCGTGATACCAATCAGAGACTTCTTGTAAATGTCCTCATATCCGGCTGCTTTTGCAGCATCCGCCACTTCCTCTTCGTTGACATATTTACGGTTACTTCTGCCTTCTACCAGTTTGAATCCGTTCCATCCCCTTCCGTGTGTAATCGCTTCATCCTGTGCATAGGCATAAACATCTGCAGACCACTTGGCAAGTTCATCCGCCACCTTCAAAACCTCTGCGATTTCTTCCTCTGACAAAAGTTCCGGTGGCTTAAACTCCATTTGTGCCAATCTCAAATATTCTTCTGCTCTGGCACGGCAGGTATTTTTCGCTTTACAGAAACGACACCAATCTCCAACTGCAAACTCTCCTTCGCCTTTGGCTGCCATCTCTGCCTTCGGCATCAACTCCTGCTCTGCCCATTCCATGAGGTCATGAACCGTAATTTCAAAGGTGCTGACATTTTCCAGTCTCGGCTGGTGGATGGTCATATTGACCTTTTCAATGTCATAAAGGGAACCGAACAGTTCCAATGCTCCCAAAGAATATAAAAGCATCTGTGGATTCCATTCTGCAGATACAGCAATGCCTTTTCCGTACTTCAAATCCACAATGTATAAAGTATCATCCGCTACGATGACCAAATCTCCGGTACCGAATCCTTCCGGCACCCATCTGGAAAAGTCCAGTCTCTGCTCAATCATCACTACCGGATCACTGCATGACTGTTTCGCCTTTTCAATCTGCTCCATTGCAAAGGACACATAATCATCTGTGCATTCTTCCATCTCATCACAGTCATAATCAGATACCGGACGTTTGGAACGCTTCTTAAGAAACCGTTTCAGCTTATGCTCTGCAAGAGCATGGGCAGCAGTTCCCTCCGCTGCGTAGATACTTTCCTCGTCCGCAAACTGCTTCTCCAACAATGCAGATGGGGTACAGTTCATCCATCGTTTGGAGGCAGATGCGGATAATATCGCATGCTG